CCCACAGTTTCTAAGTAATGATTTACCAATATACTAGCCAATGAACTGATCTGTTCTAACTCGGTTTCGTCGCTTACATTGCCCGCAGCTATCATGTGTTGGCTAAAGATACGCTCAGCCCAGTCTGGTAACTTACGCTTTTTGTTCCATTCATACTGACCAACTTCTTCGCCAAAGTAATCAATCATAGGGTGAAACTTATCGTATGTTGGGCTATAATCAATGAAACAACCTGTAATCTTGTTTTTACCTGCTATTACGTCAAATCCAAATATAGGAGCAGGGTTTGTTGTATGGGGGAACACACAGCAGTGCATCATCCAGAGTCCTTTGGTTTGTCTAGCATCCACAACATCAACGTGAGCCCTACGATAACTGTTACTGGTCCAAACACGATTAACCCAACCAGGCTGATTAAAGCGATCCATGCCCGCTTCAAAGACCTCTGTTCCTGTTTCATTGAATTTTTTCTCTAGCAGGCCTTGAATGTTAATTAGGGTGTCCCAAACATTACTCGCCATTATACAGATCTCTCATCATAGCAATAGCAAATTCAAACGCTATTTTAGCTTCATCACCAAGATCATCAGTAAGTGTTGCACGAATAGCCCCTTTCATTGCATCGGCATTTTCAAAATCATAAAACTTGCCACTGCTAATGTGTGCTACTTGTTTCTTAATAATCTGTCCACCAAATAAATCACCCATATGGCGGCAGTATAAATGAGCTTTAATTAAATGTTTGTTTTCTGCATCATTGCCTAATGCATGTAGGTATGCTTGGTATTCTAACGTTGCAGGAGTTAGGTAACAATATGTCCCATCATCTAGTTCTAGAAAATCTGCATATATACTCTTCAGACGGGGAAGGTCTGGCATTGTATCAAGAAATCCTTGACGCTTGCAATACCATTCAATAGGATCATAAATTGCTAACAAGTTATACAGGTAATTTTTGTAATCTTGTTTTTCAATTTTGCCACCAAGTAACATTTTAGCAAATTTGGTTGTTTCTGCCTCATGATGAAGGTCTTTGGTAATTTCTCTTAAGCTCATTCTTCTTCCATTTTAATTTGGAGTGGGAATCCATTTCCTCGAGCTAGGTTAGTTGCTTCAACTGCTTTGACTTCTGCAATTTCAAAACTATACACGCCGGCAATTCCACTGCCCTCAGTATGTATCTGAATTGTAATTGCCTTGGCAGTTTCTTGGCTATGCTTAAAGATTTCTGTTAAAATACCAATAACAAAATCCATTGGAGTATGATCATCATTTAATAAGATAACCTTCCAGCGATGTGGCTCTTCGACTTTTAATTTAATTTTTTCGTCAAGTTTTACGTCTGTTGCGCTCATGTCATTCTCCATATAATTACATGTAAGGGGAAGTTTCCTTCCCCTTATTATATTACTTAACCTCTACAATGTCAATAACCCTGGCTTTCTTTTCTTCAGGGATAATGTATTCTAGAGTAATGCTAAGTACACCGTCTTTTATCTCAGCATTCTTAACAACCATGTGTTCGGCAAGTTGCCATGACCTTTCAAAATCACGACTGCTTAGACCTCTGTGTAAATATTGACGAGTAGTTGACTCGTTTGGAGTTTCGCATGCTCCACGAACTGTTAGAATCTCCTGTTCAACTTCCACTGCAATCTCTGATTTTTTAAATCCAGCTACTGCGATTTCAATTGAGTAGGTGTTCTCTCCAGTCTTTACAATGTTGTGTGGAGGGTAGTTAGTTGATAACTGATTTGCAAAACGAGTTTCAAACCCATCGAACATTCGGTCAAAACCAACAAGGGCTCTATTAAGTTGAGCTAGACTATTCGTATCAAAACGTGTTACTGTGCTATTCATAAAATTTCTCCTTTATTAAGCAAGAATCAAGTAGGGCCTCACCCGAGCACCCTACAATTATTTATAACCTGTGTCTGTGTTAATTAACTTCTGTAAACTCTGCGTCTACAGGAGTTTCATTTTTCTTAGTTTCTTCACGTTTGCTCTTAGCTTCCATTACTGGTTGAGCGGCTGCAATCAAATCGCTAAGTTTTTGTGTAATAGCATCTTTGTCTTCAGTTAGGACTGTAGTGTTAACAGCATCAATTGCCTCATTAACTTTGTCTTTCACTTCTTGTGACAAGTCTGCTTCTACTTCTTCCATATCCTTACGGATACTGTGTACTTGTGCTTCAACAGTGTTACGAGTTTCAATAACTTCACGTTGCTTTTTGTCGCTTTCAGCATTTACTTCAGCGTCTTGCACCATACGTTCAATTTCTTCTTTGCTTAGACCACTATCTGATTTAATAGTGATCTTGTTTTCTTTACCTGTGTTCTTGTCCTTGGCACTGACATGCATGATACCGTTAGCATCAATGTCAAACGTAATTTCAATTTGAGGCTGACCGCGTCGTGCTGGAGGAATACCTTCAAGATTAAATTCACCTAGTAATTTATTATGTTGTACAAGCTCACGCTCACCCTGGAACGCCTTAATAGTTACCGCAGGTTGATTGTCATCTGCTGTTGAAAACACTTGACTGGCTTTGGTTGGAATAGTTGTATTCTTTTGAATTAACTTAGCCATAATGCCGCCCATTGTTTCAATACCTAGGCTCAATGGTGTAACGTCAAGCAATAGCACGTCATTACGATCGCCTGCTAGAACAGCACCTTGTACTGCGGCTCCGGCAGCAACTGCTTCATCTGGATTAACATCTTTACGTGGGGCTTTGCCAAACAGTTTCTCAACTGCTTCCTGTACCTTAGGCATACGTGTCATACCGCCAACAAGAATAACTTCATCAATTTCACTAACATCTATGCCTGCATCTTTAATAGCAATTTTGCAAGGAGCAATTGAACGCTCAATTAGTTCATCAACTAGTTGTTCTAACTTAGCACGGCTAATAGTCACGTTCATGTGTTTAGGACCGCTTGCATCTGCTGTGATGTATGGCAAGTTAACACTTGTGCTAGCCGAACTGGACAATTCGATCTTGGCTTTTTCAGCGGCTTCTTTAAGGCGCTGTAATGCCAACATGTCTTGCTTCAGGTCTACTGCATTGTCTTTCTTAAACTCGTCAACTAAGTAGTCCATGATACGTTGGTCAAAGTCTTCACCACCTAGGAATGTATCGCCATTTGTTGACAACACTTCGATTTGTTTGTCTCCGTCTACATTCGCGATTTCGATGATCGAAACATCGAACGTACCGCCACCAAGATCGTAAACAGCAATTTTGCGATCACGCTTATCAGTTTTATCAACGCCATAAGCAAGAGCTGCCGCAGTAGGCTCGTTAATAATACGGAGTACCTCCAAGCCGGCAATTTTACCAGCGTCTTTTGTAGCCTGTCTTTGGCTGTCGTTAAAATATGCAGGAACTGTGATAACTGCCTGCGTAACTGTTGTACCAAGATAATCCTCCGCTGTCTTTTTCATCTTACGCAGAACTTCTGCTGAGATCTGTGGAGGAGCCAACTTCTCTCCATTTGCTTCTACCCAAGCATCACCATTGTCTGCTTTAACAATCTTGTAAGGCATTAGGTCAATGTCTTTCTGTACAGCCTGCTCATCGAACTTACGTCCAATTAATCGCTTACTAGCATAGATTGTGTTTTTGGGGTTTGTTACTGCTTGACGCTTTGCGCTTGCGCCTACTAGAATTTCATCATTAGCGTATGCAACAATACTAGGTGTAGTACGTGCGCCTTCTGAATTCTCAATTACTTTTGCGACTCCATTTTCAATAATCGCTACGCATGAATTTGTTGTACCTAAATCGATACCGATGACTTTGCTCATAATGTTTCTCCTTAATTAAGCAAGATTTTGTGGACACCATGTCCTATACTAAACCCTTACGGCGTTTTAGTACATAATTATTTATCTCACATTTCGTGAACTATTTCAATTGTGGACCACTGCTTTAGCTTTTGAATTTTAGCTTCTCTAGCAGCCTCAATGTTGTTAAAACTAACTTCGTCCATTTTTTGAAGAATATCAATCATGGCCATTAGGTCGCCAATTTCTTCTTCTAAATGTTGTCTGTTGGTTTTAGGTTTTCCGGGCTTATAATTGTCCAAGCCAAATCTGTAGCACTTGCTAACAGACTGGATAACTTCTGCGGCTTCCTCTTGTAGGATAGCCATAACTTCGTATGTTTGTTCGTCCATATTATCTCTCTCTTGCAAATGGGCTAATGTATTGCCCGGCACTAGTAGTACTTGTCTTGAGTGTTTTAAAAACATTCTGCACACCCACTGCTTGATTCCACGCATCTTCTAGGGCATGATGTTTTAGCACAGGTGGACGATTTGGATTAATACCAATGTCAAACAAGGTACGTGTGCAACGTGCTTCCCAGAAACTCCAGGGCACTGCTTTGCCAATCTTTTTAAACACATGCTCACAGATCACAATGTCAAATGCGGCACCATGGCTCCATACACGTTTAGCACCCCAACAAAATTTGTACAGTTGATTAAATGCATCTACAATGTCAATTCTGTTGTCTTCGCTGAATGCTTCGTCTTGAGCTTCTTTGCTTTGATTAGCCCACCAAGCAATAGTGTCGTCATTGGTAGCTAGTCCAATGCGATCACAACTGTCCAAGTCTACGCGAACATAGAACTTTTCACATTTTGGATCTTTTATATCGTCGCCAAAGGGATCAAACTTTACTGCT